TCTGATATACACTACCCAAAGATTCAGCCCCATCTCGCAAAGACTGTACAGAATCTGCTGTCTTTTGTTGAGCAACTTCCGATGCTTTTATTATTTTGACTATTTCTTTTAATCTATCTATTGCTTTTTGGTAGGCACCATCAAGCTTAGCCGCTTCAACACCTTGTTCGGTTTGAATACGCTTAATTTGCTCTAATAATTGAGCCTTTTCTTTAAGTAGATTATTACTCTCAGCCATTTAGATTATAAATCTTTAAGAAGTTTCTCTAACTCTTCTCTTTCCTTTTTAAGTTTTTCAAGCTTATTTACCACAGGTCTTGGTACATTTTTCTTTTTTGCTTGCTGAATAAATCTATCTACTGTTCCTTGTTGCATATCATCAAAGAAACGATTGATAAATCCAGCAATAGAAGCTTCAGTTAGTTTTTTCTTTTTCATAGTGTTTCTTCACATTTATACAACTATAAATATTAGATACAAAAAAAGTGAGGATTATCTCTTAACCCTCACTTTAGATTGCTTTTCAGCTTTTTTGTATTCGTCTGCTTCTTTCTTTTTCAAATCAACCAGCTTTTGGAAGTAGAACTTTCTCCATCTACTGGGCATTGTATAAACATCTTTCCAAGTGAATCCATTACCAAACTGAACCATTTCCCAAATTTGATTATGGAGTTGGAGAGAGTAATCATTCGGAAGGGTAAAAAAACGATACCCCAAACGGGATATCCAAGGCCTCCTCCTCCCCGGTCAGTTCTGAAGTGAAGTTGAATGTTAAATCCATATCAGGACTGATTTCTTTTACGAATTTTCTGAATGCTTTAGTATCTAATGCTAAGAATCCATTTTGTACCCACTTAGTAATAAAACCCCTATCTTCGTTACCATCTACCGATTGAATCATATGTTTCAAACGGGTAGTTACATCAAATGAAGTATCACTCTTACCTTTGTATAATCTAGCCAATGCTTGATTCTCTTTGGTAATTTCAATCTCATCACCATGTGTTAGTAATTTAAATTCTAACTCTTTACCACTTTTTGGTAGTGTAAATTTATATTTATTATCACCATTTAAGATTTTTTCATCAAAATCTTTGGTTTTTACTTTAGATAAATCAATAGTTACATTTTGATTCTCTAATGTAAATGGGTCAGTTATCTCTACTTCATAATTAGCACCATAACCCATTACTCTCGTAGCCAAAAGAATTGCGTTTTTATCACCAATGAAGATATCATTAATATCTACACCTGGCTCTACCACTACTGATTCGAATAGTTTATCTAAAACTACACCTTTTTTGATTAGAGATTGAGAAGCAAGGATATCTTCTTCTCTTGCAGTCATATATTTGATTTCGATATTACCCTTTCTCAATGGGTGTCCTTCAGGATATACCAATCCCTTTGAAGGTAAATCGATGATTTCCGTTGGAAATTCAAACTTTGTATCGCTCATATTTAACCTTTATTTGTTGTATATATAAGTATATAGAAAGAAAAAAGTTGTAAAAAAAAAGGTTCTCACTAAGAGAACCTTTTTCAAATATAATAGTATTAAGTAATTTATTAGAATTCCAAAATAGCGTAATCGTATGAAAGAGTTAATTCGATATCAGCAACATCATTAGATGAGAAATCTAAATCATTAAAGTTAGCCGATGCGATAAATGCTCCTTTTAACTTCCATTGTTCGATTTTATCACCAACAGGTCCTAACATATAGAAATCGATATCTTTCTTATAGAAATCAGCGTACCCCTTTCTACCAGTTAAAGATTCATATCCTAATCTTACCCATTCCATCACCTGTTGTGCACCTGAAGGTACAATTGGGTCATATAATGTGATATTGATATCCTGCCATTCACCTTTACCTTGTAGTTTTCTATATGTGTTAATATGGTCTAACTTAATAGGTTCAAAGTTGATTGAAGGTCTTGCTGCTGTTTTAATTAAGTATGATTGAATACCATCAATCTCCATAATAAAACGATTCTTCATCTTCGGTTCGAAGTTGGTGAAGAACATTTCGTTAAATTCTAATACTTCTGCCATTTTATATTTCCTCTTTTATACTAATAAATATTAGTTATTCACTTTTTTGTTTATGCTGAGAACGATGCTCCAGTTGGTAAGATGTTGAAATCGATTACGATATATTCAGCGGTCTTACTTGGTTGGAGGAAAATCTGTCCAGCAAGTATGTTTCTATCAACTACATCAGGTGTGTTGTTAGTCTCATCCATAACTACTTTGAATGCGTACAATCCTTGTCTTTGTTGGATACCCTCTAAATAAGGTTGTACAGTGTTGATGAATCTACCTCTTGTCTGAGCGGTGTTTTGTTCGAACACTAAGAAACGAGATGTAGATGCTACAAACTTCTTAACAGTGATTAACAATCTTCTCACATTGATTCTATCCAATGCTGATGCTTTATCTTGCAGAGTTTTCTGTCCGAATGCCACAATACCTTGTCCAGGGAAAGAAGCGATTGGGTTAACTTTGTTTTCGTATAAAGTATCTCTTTCAGAATGTGTTAATCTATTCAATACTGAAACTGCTCCGATGATACCACCTCTATTTAAACCAGCAGGTGCAAACCATTCAGCTGCAATAGCGTCATTTGCTGCGAATACAGCTGGCATCAATACTGATGGTGGAACTGAGATTAGTTTGTTAGTATTTGAATCTACTGTCTTAACCCAAGGGTAGTAAGAACCAACATAGTTCGAATCTACTGAAGCCGCTTGAGCGGTTACCTGTGCGATTGTATCATTTACTGCTGTCAAATCAGCGATGTAGAATGCATCTTGTCTAGCTTCTACCATATCTAATACATCAGTAACAACTGCTGGGTGTAATCTTCTTACAATACCCGGAGTTACTACCATATTGATATCATACTCATCAGCGTTTGAAATTGCGTTCACAGCTTTAGCGTATGCTACTGAACCACTAGCGGTTGAATCAGTTAAATCAAATCCTTGTGATAAACTTCCACTAATTCCCGTACTATTTACAGCAGGACTCATACCATCAAATCCACCTTGGAATGCCAATGTGAATTGTCTCTTAATCATATCAGATGATTTTGAACCAGTCATTTCTAATGATAATCCAACTCCACTTACATTTCCATCAAATCCGAAATCTACATTCGAACCAGTACCAACTCCTTCAGGTAGTGGTTTTAGGTAGTTTGCGTTATCATCTTTAACACCAACAGTTTCGAAATCGAAACCAGCATATTGGTAAGGATTACCAGTTGTGTTAGAAGTTGATGAAGTTTGGAATACTGCAGCTGGAATGATAGTTTCATCAGATGCTAATATTGGGTTAGAGTAAGCTCCATGTCCGAATGGTGCAGCTGATACAGGGTAAGAACCTTGTGCAGCAACTTCTACTCTAATGTATTTTGAGTTATTTACCCAATCACCATTTTCAGTAATCTTACCTTCTGAATCAATAGTGTTGTATCTATCACCAATTACTCTTGCGATATAATTTGGAGATGCTGGGTCTAAGTTTACATTGTTGAAAGTTTCTAATACAACTTTTCTCTTATCAGTATCAGAGAATGAACGAACAGTTACACTAAATACTGAGTAATCAGTTGAACCATCTTCACCCGCTGCTTTCACACCAGAGATAGAAACTTTGAATCTTTTGTTTTCACCATTACCATGACCTAAAGTATGGAACTTAAATAAGTCATATCTTTCACCGGAGATAAGTTGTGATTTTACAAATGGTGTTGATGCTTCACTAGCATCGTAAGTAAAGTTTTGTGTTGGAAGAGCTTCTGCTAATACCGCTTGGCTTTGAGTTACATTTAAATCAATACCATCTACTACATTTTTAAAGTAAGAGTAAACATATGCATCTTTTGAACCCAATGCAGATACACCAAATACATCAGTTACATCGTTGTTAGCAGATGCTAATAGTGAAGAAGATACTTCACCAATACCACTTCCACTTACTACAAATGAACCAGAAGTTAAATCAGATGCACTTACTGTAAAACCACTAAATCCAACTTCTTCATCACCATTGTTTGTTGAATGAAGAGTTGCAATTAATTTTACAGTACCATCAGAACCACTAGCTAATAAACCAATAGGTGCAGCTTGGTTGTAACCCCCTACACCTGCTACTCTTACAATTGTTGCAGTTCCAGCTTCTCTAAGATAGTTTTGTACTGCATATTCTGTATAATAAGTACCATCAGGTGTACCAAATTTATCTTCGAACTCCGATTGAGTACGAACTACTGTTGGAACAAACGCTG